CAGCCAACTTGTCCTTCTGTGCTTTTTCCTTGGCAGCCAACTTGTCCGTTTGTGCTTTTTCCTTGGCAGCCAACTTGTCCTTCTGTTTTTGCTCTTTTAATTTGGTGTATTTTGTAGCTAATATCTGTACTATTAACGCAAAATCATATAGAATTTTATTACGCTCTTCGGTAAATTTCGGTGACTTTAGTACTTTAAATAATATACGAATTAACTTTACAAAATCTGTTACATGAATGTTATCAGTCAACTCAGAATGACCTTCTATCGGACAATATTTCATACCCATATCAGATGTATTACTCAAACACATTGTAAATGATGGAGTTTTTTGCGTGCGTCTAAGATTTGGATTGTCACTACAACCCAGGCGAAATCCGTAATAAATAGTATCAAGTGATACACGAACAATTTGATGGATATAACGAGGCATAGTAATACCACCATGCACAATAACATAAGTATTTTCAACTAATTTATTAAATTTATTATAAATCCCATTTACAAAGAGGTTTACACGAGTATCTGGTGGCAACAATGATAGATTTTTTTTGAATTCATCTCTTCCACTCGTAGAATTAAATTTAGCAATAGCATCTTGTATTCTCTCTTGTTTATTCAGATACTTAGTTGTGATGTGACGTTGAAGGTCATATGGTAAAGTTCTCTGTGAACCTGAAGCATATACCAGATTTGGATTAGGATTCATATTGGATTGATATAATAGAACTTCGTTCTCGTTAAGATGCTTATATTATGTAAATAATAAAGTATTCAATTTTTCATAAAAATTGAATACTAATAGGATGACATTATACAACGCATATTCAAGGGCGTAAAGATAAAAATGGGGAATATTACATCGGGCATTTACATATTATCGGTCTTATTGCTTATATTCATCTTGTATTCAATTTGTATAATTTTCACAGATAGTTGTTGTGAAATTTGCAATGACGAAATAATAAATAAGATAGATGACAAAATAGTTTTAAATCAGATGCATACTCCAGCTAATGTGTTGGAAGTATCTACAAATATTGAGGTGGTAGAAGTGTAATCATATTCTTACATACATAAAGATTTATAACTTATATCTTTTGTATAATTCCAAAGCAACTAAGCCGCCAAATATTTGTGCGAGACAGTATGATACAATTTCATTTGTAGGAAATTTGTCTGCTGCGGACATAACAATTGTGACAGCCGGATTAACATGTCCTCCTGAAATAGGGCCAATCAAAACAATAACCAGAGCTAACGCAGCACCAATAGCAATAGGATTTCCGGTTGCTAAAATAACATATACAAAAAAGGTAGTTCCTAAGAATTCAGCTAAATAATTATACATTTTCGTGTCTTATAGTTTATCAAGTGAAAAAAAGTTACTTACGAGCCCCTTTTTTTACAGGTGCGACTGACCCACCCGCACGAACTCTGCGTAGAGCACTATTACGGGAATTTTTGTCATCAGGATTGGTGAAAGAGAATTGGTTGTTATTTGCGTTAAATGTCCCTTTTCCAACTGCTCCGGCACGACGTCTACGCATAACATCAGAAGCATCTCTGGATTCCCCCATCCATTTGTTTTCAGTAGGTATAACACTGGGTATTGTTTCAATGAATGTTTGACGGTCCATTTGAAATCGTCCTTCATTGTTACTTGTAGAGTCTTTTAATGGCATTGCTTTATCAGCAGTAAGAACCGCATTGTTATTGTTTTGAATAGTCCATTTCATTTTATACATTTTTATAAATTCTATACATTTATTATAGAATTTATTGTAATAGAAAATTAATGTGCTGAATCGTTGTAATTACGATTCATGGCTTGTTGTTTTCTAAAACGAATATAGTCGGAAGAATCCGAAACGAATTTAACGTTAGTGGATGATGCGTGAACATTACTATTGTCGCATGTAAATGTCATCTGTTTGGGTCCTCCGCATGAATAGTTCTTTCTACCTAAGAAATCACCTAAATTGTTGACTGCTCTGAATGGGGTAATAACTCTCTTCTCTCCCTCATATGTACCGGTAGCATATGGGGTGTTCCAAGAACTACGTAATATTTTTCTTGTAATTGCACTTTCGCCATCTCTTTTAGAACTCACTGTTTGTTTTGATGAATGTCCGTTATAAGGACCTCCTAATACTGTTGAGCCGCTCATATTATTATTATAATATAGTCAAATATTTTGTTCTCGTTGAATCCTGTAAATATTGCCTAAACTGATATTGTTGTTTTAGTAAAATCTATGAATATAGTAATGAGTGAAACCAAAAGTGACTACGACGACAATTCAATTTCAAACGATGATTATATAAATAATATTACCATGAATTTTTTAATGAATAAAAGTCAACATAAGAAATACATTTCGGAGGAAGACCCTGCGAGATATGAACGAGAACAGAAACATATACGTACATTAAAGAAACATAAAAATGAAATTATCGAATTAACCAGAAGATTAATATGCGAACCGGATACACAAATAACAACTGACGTGAATGAATCATTTAACGATTATACGAGAACATTACTTCGTTATTTAAAAATGAAAGATATAGAGAAAAAAGGGTATGATAATGATTCAGACAACGAAACATTATTTGGTAATATAGATGAATCTGACGAAGAAGATACCGATTCTAAACGTGACTCCCAAAATGATATAACTTCCTTTTGGGGTACAAAACTGATAAAAAAGTAACGTAATTGTCTAAATATTCAAAGATGTAAAAATCTATTTAGAGTGTATATCAATCAACATGTCAAAGAAATATAAGGAAAAAAGTAAAAAGAATCAAACTTTGAAAAAGCTATTAACAAGGCCAAAATATATAAATTGTAATCCAAATAATCATAGTAATAAAGTAGTTCGTGGTAGTTGTTTACCCGAAGACGTATTACATATACTCAAGGTAAATTATAACGAAAACAATCCATACAACCAAATAACATCTGAAAAACCGAGAACAATATGGAAGGAGTTAAAAAGAAGATTAAGAACATGTACGACCGAAGATTGCTGGTTAAACCTCATAAAAGACCAAAATTATGGTGAAAAACTAAATCAATATTTATATGTTCCTCGTCCATTACAACCACATAAATGGAAAGAAGAGAAAAACTACTGGTTAAGTAATCATGATATAGATAATGTGCTTACTGAATATGAAAAATCGTATTCTATGTTCCGAGCAATTCCAACTGCGAGTATCGATTTTGACGATTTATGCTATATAGAAGATTTGTGTAAGTTAAAAAATAAAGAACAAGTGCAAGAATATTTAAACTTAGGAAAAACCAAAATCGGCGTGGTATTTAATTTAGACAAGTTTCGTGACGATGGTTCGCATTGGGTATCATTGTTTATTGATTTACAGGAAGGATTCGTATTTTTCTTTGATAGTCTGGGTGATAAGATACCAAAAGAAATAAAGAAATTAGTAGACCGTTTAAAACAACATTGTATGGAACTTGAAACTCCTATAGAATTAACGGAATATAACAATTACAAAGTAGAGCATCAAAAAGAGAATTCTGAATGTGGCATGTATTCGTTATTTTTCATAGTCACTTTATTAACAGGTAAAATAAACAATGTTCCGATTGAGTCGTCTGAAGAAAAATTAGACTTATTTAGAAAACCAAGAATACCTGATAGTTATGTGAGTAATTTTCGTAAAATATATTTCAAAGTATAACAAAATATATGCATAATATAAATTAGAAATGCCTCCAAAAAGAAGGAGACCTCCACCGAATTTACCTTCTTCAGTATTTACATTTCCACCAGTTCAACCTTTGACTACTACCACAATCAATAACCCTGTAAAAAATGAAAATGATGTAGAAATCACAACAAAAATATATCCAACATCATATAAAAACCGTAAAGGGTTTCAGGTAGGAAATATGAAAATAAAATTTGATACAAAAAATGCTCCATTTACAAGTAGCGACCAAGTAGACCATTATTTAAACGAATTGTTCTCATATATTAAATGGGCCAGTACTAAAAAAGACCCTAAGGATGAAACCGTAGCAGACATGAAAAGAAATATTCATGATTTTTTAAAAGCAAAAAAAATAGAACATGTATTTTCTCCCAAAGTAATAGTTGGAAAAGGTAAAAAACAAACCAAGAAGAGGAAATATAGAAAAGGTAAAATGACTAACTATAATAATAAGACACGTAAAGAAAAGGTAAATTAGATAAATATTATAACCAAAAATAAGAATAAAGATAACTACTTGAATAATATTATCAGAATATTATTGAATGTCATTGTTCGTTCATCCCGAAAATCAAAAAATTCTATGGAACATTATCAATGGAAACCCATTTATTATTCGTTATTTTGAATCGAAACCACCTCAATCAAAGGAGAATTGGTTTAAACAATCAATTGAAGATTTTTATACACGACTACAAGGGAAGAAAATAGACCCAAATGATTTGAATAATTTGAATAAAGAAGCTTTAACCAGTATGATACAAAGCGTACATATACAAAATCCTCAATATACAGCGCATAATTCAAGTCAATATACATCTCAAGCTCCTCAAGAAAACCAACCAATCACCCCACAATACCCACCTACACAAGGAACAATGAATACAATGTCTTATTCGAATACGATTAATACGCCGGAGTTAGTAAATGAAAGTAAAGAAGATATATTTAATAAACAGTTTAATATGCGTCAACAGGAATATGATACTATGTTACAACGCAAAACCCCTCAAGAAATAGATTTTCGTGAAACATCAAATGACGAAAATAAAGATATTAACGAATTATTAGAACGCGAAAGAAGAGAACGAGAAGAATTGATGAAACCGGTCCAACAAACAAATAAGCTAAGTATAGATTCTACTAATAACAATAATATAACTTTAGACGCAATAGAGTTACAAGAATCCAAAGAAAAGAAATCTGTGTCATGGAACACAGAAACATCAAACGAAAATTGGGTTGAATTATTTGAAGTTCAAAAATCAGAAATGTATTCAATGCGTTTACATATAATAGAACTAACCAATCAATTAGATAAAACAAATGCGCGTTTAGTAGAAGTAGAAAAACATTTACAAGAAACAACCCCGAATAAGAATCTTGAAAAAGAAGAAGATAAGCCACAACATCACATATCTAAATATGCGAATTTAGAAGAAATTAAGAACGAGGAAACAGTTTTAGTAGAAGATGTAAATACTGACAGTGACTCGTAAATAAAATCTATGTATTGAATATAGAATGACTGTTGGTTCAAGAGCTCAAGTATTTCACGGAACTGTCGATAAGACAACCGGTGGTTTAGAAAAGAAGGATTTAATGAAGAATAAGCACGGGCGTATTGTGTCTGTCAAAAAGCACAAGACTGCCAAGAAGAATAACCGTCTTAAGAAGGCAGGTTACTTCACCAAGAAGGGTGAATTTGGTTCATTCAAGAAGGAGGAAAGCAAGAATAAGACTCGCAAGAACAAGTCTCGCAAGAACAAGAAATAAATGAATTATTGACATATGATATTCAGATATCATATGAAACTGAAATAATATAGAGTGAAAATGATAGTAATAAAAATAGATGAATTTATTTGAAAATACTCTTTTTATTAATTTAGACCATCGTCAAGACCGATTAGAACATGCGACCGAAGAATTTAAAAAAATGAATATAAATGCTGAACGTGTAGACGCAATAAAAAAAGATGTAGGTGCGATTGGTTGCACTATGAGTCATATAAAATGTTTAGAAATAGCAAAAAAAAGAGACTATGATTATGTGTTTATTTGTGAAGATGATATTCATTTCAAAAACCCTGATTTATTAAAACAGAACCTTGAAAAATTCTATACAAACACAAAAATAAATTGGGATGTGTTAATCATCGGAGGAAATAATGCACGTCCGTATCAAATAGTAGAGGAATATTGTTCTCGTGTATTTTATTGTCGTACAACAACTGGTTACATAGTAAAGAAGCACATGTATGACATATTACTTGAGAATTTCAAGGAAAGTGTAGAGAAACTAACCAAGGATTCATCAAAAGAATCGATTAAGAAAAACGCGGTAGACATGTATTGGCAAAGACTACAGTATCAATATTTTTGGTATATGATTACGCCACCAACAGTAACGCAATATACAAGTTATAGTGATATTGAGAATACCACACGTAATACCGAGAACTTATTATTAGATATGAAAAAAGAATGGTGTATGCCACAACATCTGATTCCGTCTAATCCTTAATATTTGATTCTTAAAAAGTTGGATAATACGGATTTGTTTTTTTCTTCATATTCCATATTTTTTAAGTTAGAAGAATATTCTTTTTTCATCATTCTTTCACGGTACAATTGGTCGTTTTGTGCTAACATGCGTTCCGCTTCGGGTTTAGATAGAGGTGATGTAGATTGTTGTCCTCGTTCTCGCATGAAATGGTCTACTGATGAATATTTCTTGACATTTTGATAATCACGTTCACTTACTGAAAACACAGTTTCGTCTTTATGAACTTTTCGTAAATCATCAAATTTTAATTTACTAAAAGGGTCACTTGTGACATAAACGTCATCATCGTCGTCGTCATAAAAATTCGAAGTGGATGATTGATTTGATATAATGTTCTCAACCCCACGATATTTTACTAAACCGGTTTGTTGGTCTTTAATAGAATTGAATATTTTTCCCATATTACTTGAATTTACAGTTTCATTCGTAGTATATGATGGTTCATCATTTTTAAACCACTCATTCTTGCTTTCATCAACCTTGGTGGACATGTTCTTTTCAAACAGGTCATTGAATTTATCTTGAAATTCTCTTTTTGACATTTCATTAATAACCGATGAAACTTTTTTAACAGTTCTATCATCATCTTCGTTATTTGTATGTGGTGTATATGCGGTATTATTTGGAGTGATTTTCTGATTTTGTTTATTTTGGTTATCGTAAAATCGAACTACAACGTCAAATGCTTTTTTATAAAATAGAAAATATTTAGAATCCAATTTTGATTTGTCTGGATGCGTCATTA